TTTGTTTGATGCTTCAACAGATGACTTTTGTATTGAGTTAGGTGAAAACCAAAGTGGACATCACGACTATACATCATTTGGTGGATTAACAAATCCAGCAAGTTCAGGTGTAACTGGTGATATTATGTTTACTACAGTTGGTCATACATCAGCAGATAGCTACACTATTATCATGCAAGTTAGAAAGAGCTATGACTAATGGCAAGGAAGCCTGACAAGCAACCACCAAAAACTAAAAAGTATTTTCGCTCCACCAAAAGTGGAGCGGGAATGACTTCTGCAGGTGTTGCTCGTTATCGTAGAGAAAATCCAGGCAGTAAGTTGAAAACTGCTGTTACAGGTAAAGTTAAAAAAGGAAGTAAGGCTGCAAATAGACGTAAATCTTATTGTGCAAGATCAGCAGGACAGATGAAAAAATTTCCTAAAGCAGCTAAAAATCCAAATAGTCGTTTAAGACAAGCAAGACGTAGATGGAAGTGTTAAAATGAAAGCAGCAGAAGTTTTAAAATTATTAGAAAAACATGAATCTCAATGTGATAAAAGATATGCAGAGATTCAAGATAAACTTAAATCTTTAGATAGTAGAGTTTGGGGTTTATATGGTGTTATCATAGGCGTAGCAGTATTGGAGAAAATATTCTAATGGCTATGGGTAGATCACAAATGAGCAAACAAATTTCAAAGCCACCGAACAAAAAGAAAAAAATAAAAAAAATAGTAAAGGTGAAAAAAAATGCCAAAAGACGCCTGTTATCATAAGGTTAAAGCCCGTTACAGAGTTTTTCCATCAGCTTATGCTTCAGGAGCCATTGCAAAATGTCGTAAAGTAGGTGCTGCAAACTATGGCACTGGAGGTAAAAAGAAGCCTAAAAAGAAAGAAGAAGGTGGTGTTATTGAGCTTAAGAAAGGTGGTAATGTTCCAAGAAGAACTCGTAAAAGAAAAACAAAAAACCCAAATATAGCTCGTGGTTGTGGTATAGTTATGAACAATAGGCGTAAAGTTACAAAGTTTAGATAATGGCAGTCAGAAAAACAAAAGCTGGTTTAGCACTAAAAAGATGGTTCAAAGAAGATTGGAAAGATCAAAGAACTGGTAAGGCTTGTGGTAGAAAAAAGGGAGAGAAGAGAGGGACTCCTTATTGTAGACCATCAAAAAGAATATCCAGTAAAACTCCTAAGACTGGATCAGAGATGTCAACCTCTGAAAAAAGGAAACGAATATCACAAAAGAAAAGACTAGGGCAACCAGCAGGTAAGCCTAGAAGAGTGCAAGCAGCAAGAAGAAAAAAGAAATAATGTTACAAGAGATTAGTGATTTAGATGAAAAAATATGTGAAGAAATAAAGGAATGGTCTAAACACGCCCTTGAAATACCTAATAAAAATTACAACAATTTACCAAGTTGTCCTTACGCTAAAAAAGCATGGCACGATAACAAAGTAGCTTTTTCTTTTAAAAGAGATACAGATTATTCTATGTTGCACGCTATCATAGATAACTTTAAAGATAACAAAGACTTAGTTATATTAATTGATTTAGATTATGAAGATAATGAGAGTTTTCATAATTATCTTAATTTAATAAATCAAATGATAAATCAAAATATGTTTACCACACAAGATATGTGGGTTATGGGATTCCACCCTGATGATGATGTCAATGAGCTTATAGATGATGGCTCATTTGAAGAAGTTATAAATGAGGAATATTCTTTGATATTTATACAAAGACTTAGTAAACTTCAAGAAAGTGCAAATAAATTGAAGAAACTAGGATATTATGATAAATATTATAATGAGTATAATGTTAAAGACATTTATGAGCAGAGAGAAAATTTTTATAGGAGTTTAAAATGGCAATGAGTCCAAGAAAAATGATGGCTTCCAAGATCAAACCTAAAAAAATGAGAGGTGGCGGCATGGCTATGAAACCTAAAAAGATGCGTGGCGGTGGCATGGCTAAAAAAATGAAAAAAGGTGGTAAAGCCTAATGGCAACATCAAGCTCAACTGATTTTGAATTAGATGTAGCAGAATATATAGAAGAAGCTTTTGAGCGATGTGGCTTAGAAGCTAGAACTGGATATGATCTGCAAACAGCTAGGCGTTCTATGAACATCATGTTAGCAGAATGGGCTAATCGTGGTCTTAATCAATGGACTATTGAACAAAAGACACAAGCCCTTACTACATCTGATTCAGAGTATAGTTTAGGTACAGATGTTATTGATATATTGTCTGCTGTTGTTCGTAGAAGTGGAACAGACTTTAGCATGAGTAGAATTAGTAGAGACACATATATTAATATTCCTACTAAAACTACAACTGGTAGACCTACGCAATATTTTCTTGATAGACAAATAACACCAAATTTGAAGATATGGCCAGCACCAGAAAATAGCACAGATGTTATCATTTATGATGCTTTAACACGCATACAAGACGCTGACACACAAGTAAATACAATGGAGATACCTTTTAGGTTTTATCCTTGTCTTACGGCAGGATTGGCTTACTATATAGCTATGAAAAAAGCACCAGATAGAATACAATTGTTAAAAACAGTATATGAGGAAGAGTTTGAAAGGGCTATGGGAGAAGATAGAGACAGATCATCTTTCACAGTAAACCCTCAATTATCATATTATAAGGTTGGATAATGGCTTTTGCACAAGGAAAATATGCTTATAGAATATCTGATCGTTCTGGATTTCGTTATCGTATTAAAGATATGAGAAAAGAGTGGAATGGAAGTGTTGTTGGGTATGATGAGTATGAGGAAAAGCACCCACAATTAACTCCTCCTAGAGTAAGAACAGATTTAGAGGCTATAAGAGACGCAAGACCAGATGTGAAAGATGACAATAAAGCTTTCATAGTTTATACTAATCAAGGTCTTGGAAATTTAGGAAGTTTATTAACATCTTTTAGTGCTACTGCAAGTGTAGGTACTGTAACAGTGAGTACATCATGAGTTTTACTTTAACAACATTAACATCGTCTATTCAAGAATGGACACAGAATGATGAAGCTACTTTTGTGGCAGAAATACCTTTTTTCATAAAAAATGCTGAAGAAAGAATATTTAAAGTAGTTGATTTAGATTATTTTAGAAAAAATGTTACTGGAGATATGACTAGCGGAAATAAATTTTTACAAAAACCCTCTGATTATTTATCTACTTTTTCTTTATCTTATGTAAATTCAAGCAGTCAAAATGTTTTTCTTTCACAAAAAGATGTTAACTATTTGCAAGAATTTACACCAAACCCAAGCACTACGGGCAGTCCTAGATTTTATGCTTCATTTGATGTGGACAATTTTATTGTAGCTCCAACACCAGATTCAAGTTATTCAGTTGAACTTCATTATTATTACAGACCTGCTTCATTAACAACCGATGACTCTGGTAGCACATGGATTAGTACAAATGCACCTGACGCCTTGCTTTATGCTAGTTTGGTAGAGGCTTATACATTTATGAAAGGTGAACCTGATTTAATTCAACTATATACTGCAAGATTTACAGAAGCCATGAGTAGATTAAAAATATATGGCGAAAGTCAAGAAAACACAGACGCTTATAGGGAGGGTTTGGTCAAAGTTCCAAAACAATAGAGGGTAGCACAATGAAAAACAAAAGTGTTGCTATTGTCGCTCTTGGCAATAGTTTCAATGAATATATTCTTGCTAAAATAAGAAGCGAAAAATTTGATGAAGTGTGGGCAATTAACGCTATGTCTGCTGTTATCTACCATGATAAGTGTTTTATGATGGACCCTCCTTCTAGGTTTTTAGATACTCCTAATGCTGGTAAACAAACAAACATTATGGCGGACAGATTAAAAGCAAAATTAAACGTACCTATTTTTTCTTGTGAGCTGGATAAAAGATGTCCTGATGTCGTGGAGTTTCCCTTACAAGAAGTACTACAGAAAACAAAATATGCTTATTTAAATAACACAGTTGCTTATTCTTTTGCCTATGCCGTTGCTGAAGAAGTAAAGGAGTTGCATTTGTATGGTATTGATTTTACACATAAAGATATAGCTTTTGCTGAAGCTGGAAGAGCTTGTTGTGAGTTTTGGTTAGCTATAGCTACATCAAAAGGTATTAAAATAAATATAGCACACAGTTCTTCTTTAC